CCCAAGGGAACACGTCACCAGTTGTGGTAAGTGATGCGTGCTTCTTGAAGTCATCAGACTTACCGGGCCATTGGCAATTGCGAACATCGTAGTCGCGTTGCCTACGGTCTAACCACTCTCCGAGTTCAGACTGAGTCTCCTTGAATGCTTGAGACAAGAATCCAATGTCAGGTTCTTTTGAGGCGTAGAGAAGTTCTGGGTCTGCGGCACTTAACATGAGCGTAGCAGATTGTAAGGTATATTGCCTTACAGGTCAACCCTATCGTAGTTGGGCGTAGTTAATACCCGCCGCCTCCAGTTGCTTGAAGGCTTGATTCAGTAACGTGATCCGCTCCGCTCACCATGAGGTAACGAATACAATCAACAAAATCCTTAAAGTGTTCGTCACGTGATTGCCCAGAATATTCGATCATTGAACTTATAAAGTTTTCACACCTGTCGGATACAAACAACTTTGGTGTATTCTGATCAGTTAGAGGTTCTGTATCATCCCAGCTAAGTGCGTCATTAATCTTTGCGATTCCCGCTTCGATATCTACTCCCGGTGCTGCACGAAAAACAAACCCTAAGTTACTCATCGAGTTGATGATGTTTGATTCTCCCTCTTTTGTTCTGACGGTTGCCGCTCCCATGCGGGGATCAACAATTCGCTCAAATATATCCTCTCCATCCTCTAGGTCTTCAAAGTGATCGGCATATGTCTGGTAACCCCACCCAAGTGGTTTTTGCGCAGGACCAGGTTTGCCCACGCTCTTTCCTGCGTTGTTGACGTGGGGCAATGCCCACGCTCCCATTGTAGAATCTGGGAACTCTCTATAGATATAAATCCTACCCTGTTTATCTACACCAGCCCAGATTGCTACCCATGGCTTGCTTCCTCCTGGGTCGCATACAAAGTACCTCGTAGCTTTGAGTGAAGGGTCTGCAATGAATGGAATCTTTTCGTGAGGTATAATATTCGTCTCGCGGTTAAACTTAGGGAAGCGACCTTCAAAGGACTTGGACGGTATCCCGTACAGGCGAGCAAGTTTTACTTCTTGAGATTGCCTAGAGTAGGTGCGGACAAGTTCTTTGTAGTCCACGAATGGAGTTTGTTCACTCCAGAAGTAATGAATCCGGCAATCGGGCCAATTTGTAGAGACTTGTTCGATAGGTAGTTCTCTTTGCAGGAGTTCGCTATATCGAGTTCTTACGGTCTCCGCACCCTTGAGCAAGCTATTGATCAACGGAGTCCATCCTTGGAGCGTGGTGAAGGTAAGAATTAACCTCCCGTGATAGTCTGCTGTTCTACCCAGTAATGTATTAAATATGCCCTCTGGTACTTCCTCATCCAGATGGATTGCATGAGCGGACCAACCCTCAAAAATCTGTGGGTCTGCCTGGAACTGTCTATAATTATTAAAATAGATCGTGCTTCCACGTTCCGCGCCGTCGATAATTGGTGGAAGGATTGCCTTCGCAGAATTGAATCCGTTCTTCTGGTTATATTGTAGACTATGATTTGCGCCCTTCTTCTTCGTTCGCTTATATCGAGCAGGCAGGTTTTGAAAAATAGTCTTCTGCGCATCTTGAATACTGCGCTCCTCTGTCACGTGCATACTGCGTATCTCAGCTTCGGGTATGGTCTGTGCCAAGTGGACAAGCATACGAGATGCGAACATCGTTTTCGATGACCGGTTGCCTCCAAGTATCACATGAATCTTGTCCTTGCTGAAGCGCTCCATTACGCGCCTCCAACCGGGCAGAGTCCATCCCCATTCGATAGGGTCTTCTTTCTCGCTACCAGGTTGATCCATGAGCAAACGGGTGAGCGTCTCAGCACGCTCTGGGTCTTCTATGGTCAAGCGATCAATTTCTTCCTCGCTCAGTGCGCAGACAAGCTCGCCCTTGTCGTACTTCAAGTCATTAGTCCACGGGATTCCAAACCTCGCGTCTACCTCGTCAGTATAGGTTATTTTAGGCATCAAATCCTCTAAGCTTATCCTGACTTAGCGCATACCCTACCCCATGGCCCAAGTCCTTCTTGTTCTCCTCGCGGATTAATTCATCCTTCCATGCCCAGCCACGAATGTCCACGAATGGACTGTGAACGATTGCGAGGACGTAAACGTCAACGTCTGGGTTTACCTTTAAGGTGCTTAACAGGTGTGCCTTTTCATGCATAGACGCTTTGACGTCATAACGCTTACCACTTGCCATTACTCCATCCGCTGATCCACTTCGTGGAGTAAGTCCAAGGTCTGGGAAGACATTCATCTTCTTCGCAAATGCATACTCTGCCATCATGCCCATGACATCTGCCTCGCTCCCGTCCTGTCCACCCATCTTCGCATCACGCACCCCGTTTCCACGGGCAATGAGGCTACGCATCCTGCCTATCATCTGGCAGACTTGTACTTCGTCAGGCTGGAGGGTTATGTTCATTCCCTCGCTTGCATCTCCATTGCCACAATTATCGCTTCTTCGAGCGTCTTGACCGGGATTTCTTCTTTCCCAATTGACCAACCCTCCGAATCCGTTCCAACGTCTCTGGGGATAATTTCGAGCATGGTGGACCGAGGTCTTTCAACTCGCACCGTGGTAATTCGACAACTGATTCGGGTATTGCTCGCCCGTATTTGTGCCAAAAGACCGGATGGAATCCCTGCGGGCATTTCACTTATCATTCTCGTATACGTAGGGGGGGATAAATAAAAGTATACCCGTTTGAGCGCATCGCATATAAGACACATTTTCCCATCTTCGTTTGCCATCAAACACGCATTCCCATTGAAATTCTGCACCCATGCTAATTGCATAGTTTGTAATTCTTTCCTCAATACTCATTTACAATTCTTTGCCCTCTCCTCAGTTACCTCGCGCCACAAATCACAACATCTCTTTTTGAGGTCCATGTTTTCCTTGCGTAACTTTTCATTCTCTTCGCTCAAGCGCTTGACCCATTCGGGCCAGCTTTCAACCTTCTTGCCTGTTGGTTCATAAACGTTCATTCCTCATCCTCCTCATCTAAATCGATCTCCGATTCAAACTCTATGATCTCTTCAGCATAGTATTCATAAAGTGCGACCTTTAAGGATTCAAGTACCCCCTCCTGCCCCAAGTCCGACTCCTCTTCCCAACGGTGAAGTACGCACTTGATCTCATGTACACATTGACGAAATGCTCCGACGCTCACTTCTTCGCCTTTCTAAAGTCAAGTGTGCCACCGTAAGGCATGATTCGCTGGGTCTTTGAGCGCACTGCACGCTTCTCTCCATCTGGTCCGATCTCAAAGCGTATGACCTTCGTGTTTGACCAGAAGTATTCCCACGCCTTTGCCGCTTCCACCGGACTAAGTGGAGTCTCCATCGTCCTCAGACTCGTCCTCTTCAGACTCGCTTGTTCCCTGACAATAATTTTCGTGGTCAAACATATCGTCCTTCGGTCCAATCTCTCCACATATTTCACAACGCCATTGAACGTCGTAGCTCGCCCATCCTAAAAATTGTCCACTCACACCTGCTCCTTCTTTCGAGAGCCTGGTAAGCTTGAGCCTGCCAATTTCTTTACAGGTTTAACGGTTGAATAAATTGGGGTCTTCTTACCCTGCGGATTAACTAGGTATCCGGTAAGGTAACGTTTTGGTTTCTTATCTTTTTTCATTTAATTCCTTCCATAAAGTCTTCCATGCTAGTTCTGCTGTTTGCGGACATACACCATTTCCGAGCAACCTCAAGCGATCCACTCTGTTGGCAATTGCGTCCACCCTGTCATGCCTCTGCCCAGCATGAGACTCTCCACCCAATTTGGATTGAGTTTGGCAGTTGACTTGCCCGTCTCGTCTACTTTCTGATTTAGGAATGTTCCGTATACTGTCCCCGTTGTCAGGCTCTGATTCTTGCCGTTCGTCAATGGTCTTTGCTTGCGACTGTCTAGTTCCTTTGGAGTCGGCCACGACCCGTGGTTCTTCCCACTCGTATTGCTCTTCTCCGGGGCGGGCGGGCCATTCTGTTGGTTGACCTCCTTCACCAACGAAGTCCTCCTTTTCGCATTCGGATTCACGTTGCTCGAATCGTCCTCCAACGGGGTTGACCAATTCTTCTTCGCTTCCTCCGCTAGTATCTTGCCCCCCGTTCCGGGCTTGCGACTGCCTGGGTTGCCTGCTCGTGGGGTGGGCCAATTCTGCATCTGATTCAAGTCTCTCCCCAAGCACTTCTGATTGCTCTCCTTCGCAGTTCTCGCTCCCTCGATGTGGTCGCTTGCTTGGGGAGTTGCCCAACCTCGCAAGGATGAACACTCGTTTCCTTTGGTGTGGAGCGCCAACTTCTTCC